GGGTGGTCAAAATGTCGTCGATGGACTGCAGCACATGCGCCAGACCCGACAGCGGCAGGCCGGTGCGTCGATCCATGCCGATCATCTAATTCACTCCGTAACCAGTTCGAAGCTGCTGCGCGTGCGCAGGAAGGTAAGTAACTCCGGGTCCGTGGCTTCAACCAGGCCGCCCACGACTTGAACGGTTCGCTTGTTGGGCAGAATCAAGGTTCGCGAGGTGAATTCCTTGTCGCGGAAAACCGGGCGCTTTACCGGCTCCACCGACGCGCCCGGCGCGTCGACCAGATCGGTTTCTAAGGCCGCGACATCAAGTGCTGAATCGGGAGTAACTTTCTTGGCCATCACAGCTGTCATGGGCTTTTCTCCAGGCATAAAAAAACCCGCGCTGAGCGGGCCATGGATGATTGGTTTTAATGCTTGTGGTTCGGCGTGTTGCCGGCTGTATCGATGATTGATCCGCCGCCGTGTATGTCGCCCGTTACGCGTAACGAGCCGACAATCTCAACCTCACCTACCAACTTGATCGCCGCCGACTCCACCGTCACGGCGCTATCCGCTACGGTGACGGTCGAATCACCGACCTTGATCGTCACGGTGCCTGTGGGCAGCGTGATGGCGTAGCTTTTGGCCTGCCAGTCGTAGACCAGCGACCCGCCATCGTCAAAACGCCACACCTCGACATGGTCGCGGTTATCCGCCTGCGCCCCGGCCTCGCTGTACAAACCAGGCTTGAAGGTGCCCAGGGCGGGGACGCCGCTCGGACACTCAAGCGAACCTTGCTCGTTCATGCTCGGTGCTCGCCAATGCCGGGCCTTACCTGCGCCTTGGCTGTGCCACCGCACCCATGGACTGACCCAACCGCGCGACTCAATCCGAACCTTGGCGTTTTGCAGGTCAACGTCCACCACCTTGCCGGGGATGATCATGGCGGCCAGCATGCGGTCATGCTCACCTGTTACACCGCGACTCATGGCACCCCCGCGACGACTTCGACAGAGTCCGAACTAAAGTCGATATCAAGATGGGTAGGAGGATCATCCGGCCACGGCCATTCCTCCTCACCCAGGGTGATGTCCTGGTTCCACTCCACGAGCCAGACGGTGTAACCATCCAACTCCGGTTTGGTCCAGTCCTGTATGGCCTGGACGAACACCGTCGGTCCGACGTTGTCGATACCCCAGTACTGGCCGCGTAGAAGGATGGCCAGTTGAGTGGCCAGTTGCACAGCCTGTCGATGGTGATCGCCCTTGATTGCATCGACGACAATCCGCGCTTCGAACTTGCAGGTCAGCACTGTTTCACCGGTACCAGGATCGACGCCGGGTTCCGCTTCCGCCAGTTCGAGAAACACAGCTGGCAGAGGTATCGCCGGAGCGTGACCTTCTAAAACAGGCCAGAACCCCACCATTTGCACACCGGGGAGATGATCCAGCAGGTATTGCTCGACGGTGCCAAAAAGCTGTTCGAGGCTAAAAGGTTCATCAGACACGAGCGGTCCCCTTCAGGTACTTTTGCAGTTCAAAGTTGAGCTCTTGTTTAAGCACTTCCAACAAACGCTCATCCGCACGGCGAACCCATGCGTCGAAATGCGGGCGAGCCTGCTCCAGCGAAATCTTGGCCTTCGCCAGCGGAAAGCGGTTGTCGTTTTCTTCGACAAAGCCCGAGCGGCGTCGCCCCTGTTCCGAGTCAGGGTAATTCTCCGCAGAAAAGTGCTTGCTCGATGTCCGGATCCAGATATCAGCTTTGTTCCCGTACACCTGTTTGTAGAACGCCCCTTGGAAGCGTCGACCGGCCACCGATACACCACCGGAGCCTTGCCGCGCTCGTCCAGCGCGACTGGCTTCAATGGCATTGAGGCCGAACCACAACTTGCCGCGCATCGTACCGCCGCTGACCGGGTAGGCCCGCAAGCGTTGCCGAACGGCGCCAATGGCAATCCGCTCCTGCCTGCCGACAGCCCTGGCGATATGGGTGCGCAGCCACCTTAAGGTTTTATTGATAGCTCGCCGCTGCGCTGCCGCGGCGGCTTTCGGTACTAACTGGGCAAAGTCCTGAAATGTTTGAAGATGCGCTGCCGACGCCTGGATGGTGAGCATCCCGCTGTCACGCTTTAGCTCCTTGTAGCTGCCGACACTCATGGGCGTTTCCTCAGAATCAAGGCGACCAGGCCGTCGCCGCTGGGTTCCAGTTGCAACAGGTCGTAGTCACCGCCGCCATCCAGTTCAGGCAGATCGACGCTGACCAGCAGGCCCTTGCTCAAGCCCTGGGAATCGCTCACGCGAATCTCAAAGCGCGGCTCGCGCAAGTTGGTATTGAATTTACCGATCTTCGGTTGCAGCCAGGGCGCGGCGAACATGCCGAGCACCGGTTCCGGCCGACCTTCGATGCGGGCGGTATCGCCCAGGGTTTCGAACACCACCGCGTCGAGCTCGGCGACCAGATCGCGGAAGGCCACGGTTAGAGCTCCAGGAGGATCTGCGCACGCGGTCGAGTGCACAGGTGCAGCGGGTTGGACTGGGCCTCACCGGCCATGCCTTTGTTGAACGGCAGTGGCTCGATCATGCTGTAGTAAGGAATACCCTGGGTGTTGACCGTTTCCATGTAGTCGGCCGGAGCAAACACCGAGATGTACAGATCCGGCACGCCTTCAGGGATCAACAACGCCTTGTCATCGTGGACGAACGACACACCAGCCACCTTGCCACGGTAGCGCTCCCAGACAATGCCGCCGAACTCGAAGCTTTCGCGGGCATCACCACGCAATGCGGCCGCTTGCTGGCTGTTGAGGTAGGTTTCCTTGATCGAGTCATGCACGATCAGCTTGTTCCAGAAGTTCTTGCCGCAGAAGGCGCGCGAACCGGTACTGGTCACGCTGCCCAACGCATCTTCCTGCATGTCCAGCGCTTCGCCGCATTTAACCCGCAGCTCGGTGCTCTGATCAGCCAGGCCCATGGGCAGCTTCTGACGCTGCACACCGAAAGCGGCGTAGATGTCCAACAGTGGGGTCTGGCCATCAGCATCAAGGATCAGACCATTGAGTGCGCCCATGCGCTGGAACTCGTGAGTCGCATCCAGCTGACGGCGGGCTTTTGCCAGACGGGCGTTGACCACGTCCTGTACCGCCTGCAATTCGGTACGGGTACCGAAGGCACGAATACCCTGGATCTCGTCGGCCTTGATGGTGAAGCGTTCCGGCAAGTGGACGGTGTTGAATGGAATCAGGTTGCGCTTACTGGCTCCGACCACCAGACCAGAACTGCCCCGCTCGCCGGCAGGCACCAGTGCCAGGGTGTCGCCGTCCTTTTCAATCTGTACAGTCAGGGTGGTGACGCCCTCTTCGCGGAACAGTCCCAGTGCGCTGATGCGCCCCGGCAGATAGGGTTGTTCGTTGAGGGCAGCGGTCAGCGCGGTAACGGTAAACGCTTCGTCGTCAAAAATGGCGATATCGGCCATGGGTACTCTCCAGAAATGCAAAACCCCGCTCAAGGCGGGGTAGATGAAGGTGGCTGAGCGTCTTAGCGGACGATCAGAAAATGGGTAGCCAACGCCTTTTCGGCGTCAAGGTCGAGACCGGTCAGGTGTGCTTCGCTGATCTCCGCCAAGCGCACGACAGCACGGCCACGGCGCACAACGTCCGATTCGCCCAAGGGACCGAAGAGAATCGCCACGGCGGTTTCGCTGCCGTCTTCGGCTGTCGGCGAATACGGTGCGAATTCACCGGTAGCCGTAACCAGGCCGAGGATTTGCCCCGGATCGAGCGCGGGGCCGGCAGCCACGTTGATCGATTCCCGCGAGATGTTCCCTGCCCCTTCGGACAGCAGAAATTCACCAGCGTGGATCGGTTCTTTTTTGATGGTCATGGTCTTGCTCCTTTCGCGCCGCGCGCAGTTCCAGTTTGGGCAGCTTGTCGAGCGGCCCAGATCGAGGTGGGATCAGGTTGCTTGGCCAGCACCTTCGGCGCCGGGTCATTGTCCAGCGGCAGACTGTTGTCGATCTCAAAGCCCTTGCCGCTGCCAACAATTTTGTCGAACAGGCGCGCCCTCACCGCCGCCGCATCCAAACCAGCAGCGACGTACTCGGCACTGAACTCTGGCAAGCGGGCCGCTACGCAAAGATCGTTCACCGCCTTAGCGCGGGTAATCCCCGCCAGAACAATCTCTTCGCTTTCGAGCTGGGTCGAGTTGAGTAACGATGTGACCAGATTGCTGATCCCCGCCTCGGCGCAGCGCTGGGTGATCAGCAATGCCAGTTTGGTCGAGTCGACCACTGGTGGCGTCTGGGGTGGTTCGTCCGGCTCCAAATCGGGATCCGGCTCGGGTGCTTCATCCAGTTGGGCCAGCAACTCAGCCGGTGCGTGCTGGTATCGCTGCAGCACGCCACCCTGTCCGAGGCAGGCCTTGACCTTGACCCCGTCGCCGACCTCATCGGCCAGGCCCAGGTCCACCGCTTCATTCGCGGTCAGCCAGGTTTCAGCGGCAACCAACCGGCGCAACTCGACCTCATCAATGTCCGGCGCCTTCGCTTTGTAGGCCGCGATGATCGCCTCCATGGTCTGATCCAGTACGTCGGCCACCTTTCGGAAGTCTTCGGCGTCCCCCGCCGCATAGGTCCAGGGGTTGTGGATCATCAACATGGCGTTGGAGGCGATCACCACCCGGTGCGCACCGCACACCGCAACGCTGGCCGCACTGGCTGCCAGTGCATCAATGCGGCCGGTACAGCGTTCACCCAATCGCGACAGCGCGTTGTGCATGGCCAAGCCGTCGAACAGGTCACCACCGATGCTGTTGAAGGCGGCGACCACCGGTGAGACGCCGTCATCCATGGCGCGCAGGTCTTGCACGAACTGGTTGGCAGTGATGCCCCAGGCACCGATC